GGGATGGAAGATCCCCGTATTATTTCTGCACTATTTATTTTTCTGAAAATGGCATATTATAATGTGCTGATCAACACCATGCTTCCTCCCTTCGATCAGTTTTCCACAGTCTTTGCATCTCCATGTGTGCTCTGTGATAAAGCTGCCATCATTCTGCCTTACAAGATCTGTACTGACATATTCTGTCTTACTATGCTTGCACAATATTTTTTAATAACTCCCATGCTTTTACTCCTTTTAAGCATAATAAAAGCACCCATCTCTGGATGCCAAGAATTTAGGACTACTGCCATGAGAGAATTACAATGCCAACTGAAACCAAAATACACAATCAAAATCTATAAGAAAAGGGGTTTGCAGTAGTCCACAATCCGGACAACGGGAATCGAACCCGTGACACACAGCTTATAAGGCTGCTGCTCTAACCGACTGAGCTATGTCCGATCAACATTTATACAAAAACGCCCTGCGCTTTCATGCAAGACGCCTTTTGTAATTTGTGTATTGTTTTACTGGGTCTTTAGGAGGAAAACTAAAAACGCCTCAGCCGTCCAGCTTGTTCCTTTCGGCTTTATACCATATTAGCATCTTTGAAGCGAACAGTGGCGAACATTTATGAAACTTTTTCAAGATATCTATCATGCATCATCCTGCAACTGTCTTTTGTAAACGGGATTTTTTTCTTTGGGAACATATAGTTCATTTGCATTGCTACCATTTCCCAGGTTAGATTATCTATGTAATATAATCTGAACATAGTTCTTAAACGGCTCTTTTCTATCTTCTCTATATATTCCTCTACCTGTATCTGTTTCTCCAGAAGATCCGTCTCCAACATCTGCAGCTTTGCAATGCGCTTTTCAAGTAAAAACTCACGTTTTTCATATTCTCTTTGTGGGAAGCCTGTTATTTTCACTGTTCGCAATGGTTTGTTGCCTTTCTTTCCACATGCAACAGAATCTTGCACAGTAATCTTGTTCAGTTGCTCTATTTTCTTTTTATCCTCTGCAATCCTACGTCTCAGATCTTTTATCTCTTCTTTCATGTCTGCATACTCAATCAGTATCTTCTTGTCCACTGGCAACACTCCTTTTCGTATTTACTCCCCATTTTCTTAAGCAGTCCTCCACAGAGTACGCACCTCTTTGCATCCACTTCTTGGCATTCTCTGTTGGTTCATGTTCTGCCATTCCTGCATAGTGATCTTTCTGATCCTGCTTCATTGCTTTCTTGCCACGTCTATGCTTTAAGGTTGTTCCTCTCATGCCATCACCTCAATTTCTTCTCCAGTCAGTTCTTCTAACTTTTCGCGTATCTCTTCCACTGTCATTTTCTTCGGCTCGGTGCGTTCCCAGATGAGTTCGAGGTTGTTTTTAATAAACACATCTTCTATGCATCCGAGTGATTTCGGAGTAATTCTATAGACTTTAACGATGTCTCCTCCTGTATAACCTTTCCATTTCAAGTCATCAGTATAACCGACTATACTATTGCGTTTGCTTTTTCTCACTGCCATCCCAGCCAATACAAGATACATATTCCCATCTCTCTGTTCCACTACCATCCCGTCCCTCAAATCTGCCTTGGTAAATTCTTTGTTCATATAATCACTCCATTCTAAAATTTTGTATTTATACTTCTTGAAGTAATCATAACTTCGATACCTACCATCTCCACCGTAACACGTTTTATCCCTGTATACCCCATAGCGTGTATAACTCAAATAACTACTCCCAGATGCCCATACCATGCCATGCTTATACATCTGTTTACAAAAGTCTATCGCTTCTTCCTCGGTCTTACAATGCACCGCAATCTTATTGTCTTTATTCTTAAATTCATCCCAGTTAAATTTTTTTCATTTCTCTTACCTCGCTATCTTCCGCACAATCCAATCCAAAAACACCACAAATAACAGTATCGGAAACCCTCCAGCCAGAAGATAATCTTCTCCTTCAAGTTCTGCTTCCTCTTCGATTCCTGTTTTTAAAGTAATTACAGTTCCCAGCCCCAATATGTAGTAAAGGGTCAAGAATGCGATTGTAATTAACATGTCCATGCTATTCCTCCGTGTTTTCCTCATCCATTAATCTTTTTTCCCTATCTCTTCGCCAACTCCCGAACCAGTTCATCATTCCCTTTTTTCGTAAGGCCTTCATTACATGTGCAATCCGGATATACACATCGGAAACAATCCGGATATTTACAGAGCGGCTTTGAAATTTTCGTTCGATTCATTTCCAGTTTTCTCTTTGTCTCCAGCAGATCCGGTACCTTGACCTGTCTTCTGCTGCCCGCTTCCGCAAACCAGATCAGTCCCGATCTCTCCAGATATGCCCGAAAACAAATCTCATTTTTCTCAATCTGGAACATAACTTTCATGTACACCCACACCTCATGTACATCCATCCCGTCAAATAAAAGTTCCTGTATCCTGGATGCGTATTTCTCGTAACCTTCCACTACTCGATCACTTCCATTTCTCTTATTGAGACTTCATAAGCTGTTCTCTCGCTGTCGCCTTTTACATAAATCCTGCTCTGTATCATTCCCATGGCTCTCACTTTTGTTCCGACTGGAAGCCCTGCTGCCAGCCTTGCGTTCGAATACCAGCAAATTGCCGGGAGATAATCACTTTTTCTGTGTTTCCTGTTTACTGCAATTAAAATATCCGTGATTTCTTTTCCGAGTGGTGTCTCTCGATAGAGCGGCTGTTTACAGATATATCCAATCAGATCAATTCTGTTTTGATCCGCTTCACCAGCTTCGCTGATTCCTTTTACAAATACATACAATTTCAAATGATTTCTTTCTCCATCCTTTTCATTGTAAGATCTGTATTCTCCAAAGATTGTAATTCTCCCTCCTACATTATCCCGAATCTCCTGCACTATCTGTTCCGGCACCTGAATCGGTATGACATCCATGTTTCCACTTGTCCGCATGACTTCTATAGTTGATTTATAGATCTTTCTTCTGTCTTGTGAAGTCAATAAATACTCTGGTGTTTCCATAATTTTTCCTGTGATCTTTACTGTGTTGTTTTCCATCTTTTTCTCCTATATTGCATATTCCGCTGATACCCGTCATGGTATTACTCCATTTCCAGCCCGCTCAGCGCTTTCAAGATTCTTCCATCCATGTTATCTTCATTTGCCGGTGTTTTTACAGTCAATAACATTCCAGTCTCATTTACCCACAGGACGAAATATCCCATTCCCATAGGTCCTGTCGGAAAGTCTTCATACTCACCTGTTTCGGATAGGCTTACCAATTCCAGAATTTGATCTGGTATGTAACTCATCTCTTTTGTCTCTACATTCTGTAACACTGCCATTCCCCTGTATTTGATTTCTGTATCCTCATACCGGTCTCTGGCTGATAACCATTTCTTGTATTCCCACTCATCCCTTACTTTTAGTTCATACTGCTTTTCTCCTTTTTCATAGGCTCTGTATACTTCGCCCTCTTCCGGAAGATCCCCCACAAGTTCAATGACTGCTGCCTTATTCTTGCTTGTAAAGTCCTTCTCATATACAAATAATATCCAATAGGCTCCCTGTATGAAGTACATTTCCTCTTTCTTTCCTACAGTGAGTCCTGCACCTTTCCATGCATCCTTCAATATTCTCTTAAATATGCTCGTCTTAATAAACATGATGCTCCTTTCCTCTCCCAGAGTTATCTGGGAGATAATGTAATGGCTTACGACAGGTTTTGTGACGTACCTGCTGTTGTATCTTCACGGCACTTGGCCGGAGATGCTATAAAAATTGGAATCCTGGATGTCCTTCTTTCTGCTTTTCATTTTGCGGTTCTTTCATCAACTCTTGCTGATCCAGATAATTTTTCTTGCTGATCTTCATCCAGTCTTTCCGTGTGTGTGACTTTTCATATTCCCTCTGTGCGATCTCGCAAAGCAGTTCTCTTGTCTTTCTGCAATTATGTACAGCTTCTTTCCCGCTTTTATGGTGCGGTTCACACAAATACACTTTCAATCCCTCGGCTTCCGATAGAATTCTCATCCCGGATCCAAACAATACATGGTGTTCCTCCGTATACTGCTGCCGATAGTCTCCATACAGATTGGCACAGAGATAGCACACGCCCTTTTCTGTGTTCAAAATACTTTTCGGATGGCTGATTCTCTTTTTCTTCTTTTTCGGCTTAGGAAACGCCATATCACTATAATCAATACTCATAAAGTAATCACTTTCTTTTTCCAGTTGTCCCATCCGCCTTTTGGCCAGGCAAATTCTTTCTTCAGAAGCTGGATGATTTTATCCGGATCCCCGGATTTTAAGATGTCTTCTATGACTTCCCCTTCCTGAACCACCTCTTCTGTGATCTCATGTACCTGTTTTTCTTCTTCCGGAAGATTCATAACCGGAGCATCCGGCATCAGTTCCGGATAATCTTCCACTTCCATCTGTCCTTGAATCTGTTCTTCTGTTTCTTTTGGCTCTTCCAAAGTTTCCTGTGCTTTTGCAGGTTCTGCCTTTTTCTTTAATGGTTCCGTCTTTAAGACTTCCCTCTCTTTCTTTTCTCTCAGCGGCACCTGATAAACTCTTTCATAGGCTTCTGAATCAGAAGTCTTCCTGCCTTCCGGATAAAAGGTCTGTTCAAATGTTTTGGCCAACTCCAGATAGCTCATCTCTTCTGGTTCTCCCCTGCCGTTGTATGGCATGATCCGAATCTGAAATTCACTGAATAGTGCATTTGCAAATTGCATCCGAAACATCCGGAATTTTGTTGGAGCCACAATTCCCATGATCTCCCAGTTGATCGTACTTGCTTCTTTTGGCTCGTCAGCCCATATCCATTTAGCCATTTTTTCAAAGCAGCCTTTTCCCTCTCCTTTGAAAAATTCATACACTAACGTTTCCGTCCAGCTTCCATGGTGTTCTTCTGGTGCGATGTCGCACAGGCTCATCTGCGGCGAATAACGATCTTCTGTTTCCCGGATAACTTCTTTTACTTCCCGGATTTCCCGTACCGTGGCATCTCTTGGTACCACTTCCCGCACTTCTTCCGGCAATGCCAACATTTCAGACAGCTTACTGCTGCCATATCCCCGGTATTTCTCCTGAATTTCCGGGCTGTTCCCATCAATACTGTATGTATCATTGATCTGCATGAACCGAATTGCCCACGTCCTGCTGATATTGAAGGTTTCCTTTGCAAACTCAAAAACATCTGCATACCCCTTCTCTTTATAAAACTCTGCATCTCTGGTCTTTTTTAAGAGATACCCGACTTTAATGTATCCCTCTGCTATATGTTCCAGTTCTTTTCGTAATGCAATTTCTACTCCCTGCAGTGTACTGATTGTCTGTAATTCTTCCATCTATCCAGCTTTCCTTTCTGTACGTTTCAACTTCTTTCTTTTGAATAGCTCAACAAATTCTTTGACTTCCTCTGTCATGTCTCCGTTATATTTTGCCCGACACTGGATCATCACCCCATTGTTTACCTCCATGGTATAAAACGGTGTCTCCGGATCCTGCTTCTTTCGCAGGAATAGAATCGTTGTCTCTCCTTTTGCCACCCGGTCAATATACGTGGCGACGCAGTGATGCATGGCATTTCCTTCCTGTCGGATTTCATGGATTCGTTTCGGAAGCCTCAATAAAAATTGTTCTGTTTCCATTTCCAGATAACTGTCCCGTTTTCTATATTGCTCGTATCTTTTGTCTTTTTTATTGTCCAAATCCTCTTTGGCTTTTATTTCTCGTTCTCTGCTCTCTTCAATCAACTCTTCATGACGCTGTTCTAAATTCTTCGGGAATAAGATCCACGGCTCTCGCATGTTATACCCCAGTTCCTCTGCCATCTTCAGATAATCGTGATAATCCACGGCTCGTCTCTCATCTTCTCCTAACACTTCTTTGATGTACCGTTCCATCTTGTGAATGGTGGTATACCGGATATACCTGGTGAAATTCCTCGGAAACCTTGCAAAAAACTGAACCTGCTGCCATGTTGGATGCAATCCCTTTTCCTGCATTTTATAAGTGGTGTTGTATTCCCTTGTGCTTGGATTCTTTCCAGCCAACAGCTGGTAGCATTCCCCGTTTAGCCCCAGTATCTTTTTACAAGACCTCTCTTTCTTCTTTAAGTTTCCTGTGTTGTACCCCTGCATTTTTTCTTTGACAATTCTGTAAAACCCACACTTTACCAGCTGTTCGATTCCAGGCATATACCGGTATCCCTCCAGATATTGATCCAAATACATTTTTTCCCGATATTTCCCATGTTTCACAAAACGTTCCATTGCAGAATACTGAAACGGTGTTCCTTTTAAGATCTGCTTGAGATTCCGGTTATAGAGGATTGCTTCATGCTCTACCACTTTTGCATAATATCTCCATCCGTCTCTGCAACACCACCGAACCCAGTCTGTCTGCTTATACTGTTCATATTCAAATTCATGAATCTTTTTTAAATTCCGGTCATACGTGATCCGTATCAGCTCCCAGTACCCGCCATCTCCCTTTTGTCCATTCCTGAATTTCCGATAACACTCAAAATATCGGTATACATACCCCTCTTTTGTTTTCTGCAGGAGTCCTGCATATCCTCTTGCGTGAACATTTCCGCCTTTCTTTCGACTTCGGTAGGTAATGGGATGTCTGCAGGATGGACATTCGCCCTCGTCTCCATAGTGTGGATTCCTGATTTTTACTTCTCTTCCACAATGTGTGCAATACCCTTTTGTTACCTTTCTTCCGGCATCATAAAACAAATACTGTGGAAGGACTTCCCGATCTACAAAATCATCAAAATCTTTTGGCAGTTCCGGCACCAGTGCCATCTCAGAATCAATTTCGTCAATTTCTTTTCTGCCCTTACTGTAATTTTGCCATCTTGCGATTGCTGCACGTGGCTCTTTCTTTCCGTTGTGACAAAATTCTGAGATCCGTTTTTGATCCTCTTCTCGTATCCACACTTTTCTGCTACTGTACCAGTACCCTTGTTGTATCTCTTCACATCCTTCCATGTAGCTTAAGTTATCTATTTTTGCAGTTCTCCACTTCTCACACAAATTGTCATAGGTGTAGTACTTGTTTTCTTCCAAAAGGAATAGCCGGTATTCCGGATGTGCTGTGCCAGCCAAGATCATATCCCTTGTAAATACATCGATCTCTAAAACCGTTCCTGTCTTCTTGGCACGATAGAACCAATAATATGTTGCACTCCAGACAGGTGGTCTTCCACATCTTAGTACCTGATGTCCTTGATCTTCCCTGACTGTCTTTCGCATAGTTTCCGTTACTTTTAACTCTGGAAGCTTTAATAACTCTCCTCGTCTCATTTCTCCGCCTCCAGATAGTATTCTTCTGCCATGGCAAATACTTCCAGATCCGGCATTGCCACCATTTGTGACCCGCTTCTTTCTTTGACTCTTTTTTCTGCTTCTTTCCGGATATGCTTCAGACATTCTTTGAGTGTCCGGTTCTTTCTTCTTACTGCTTTTGCCAGAGTTTCTTTTTCGAAGCACCTCATGGACAGATACGACACGATCTCTCCTGCCGGCATCCCGTCCGTTTCCTCCTTTAACTCGATCTGAAGCTTTCCAAGTGCCGCATTTACTAAATCTACCAGTTCTTCCGACAGATGCTGCTCATATACTTCCCGGATTCCATCCGGAATCCCGTTTTCCTCTGCCAGCACTTTTAAATGCTCCAGATCCTGCTCCTCCAAAAGTCCTTTTGCACATGCATTCAATTCTTCTACGGAATCAAAATTTCCAAATACATCAAACATGCTGTTTTTCCTCCAGTAATTTCTCTAATTTTTCCACGTAATCGTGATGTTTACTAAATCTGACGGCTATTTCATTCCGCTCTGCCAGTTCCTGATACTGCTGCCATAATTCTGGATTCTTGATCCCCTTTCCAGATGGCTTTCTCCACTCTGACCGTTTCCACTGCTCCGGTTTTCCGTTTTCAATCATATTCTTGATAAAAATACAGTCTGTATATAAGGTCACATGGCATGCCGTATTTAGTGTTTTTAAGGATTCTACGATTCCAAGCAGTACCAGGCGATAATACGTTGTCTCTTTCTCCGCCCCACATATTCCTTTGACTGCCGGACCTTTCCTTGTCTGATATTCGATTGCAGCCGCCCAGCACCCATCTTTGATACATGGCCCCGTCAGACTTGTCCGTATGTAAATATTCAATGCTTTCATATCAAATTCTCCTGTTCAAACGGATCAGGATGTATCTTCGGTATTTGTATCCTGTTACCGGATTGATTCCTTCATGGTATGTTTCTTTGTCAAGATAATAGCCTTTTGGCGGTTTCGGCTCGTCACTCCATGTTTTCCTTTTATATGTCTTTACTTCCGCAACCGGAATCTTTAGATTTCTGCTGCAGGAGTACCGGCTCTCTTTTAGTTTGTTTTCTTCATCCGGTGTCTTGCTTAAATACTCGGCCAGTTTTCGAAACCCACCCTCGTCATACATCAAATCTATGTGGACTCCGCCCTTGTCCCATACCTTTCGCATAATCAAATCTGCATCCGGAATCCGGTTGATGACCAGATGATGATGAACACCACCTCGGCTTCCAATCTCGGTATGCAGCATCCATTTCAGTTCTGCTCCCCGTTTCTTGTATTGTGTCCGTACTTTATTGAGCCACTTCCTGATGTCTTTTGCTGCGTTCTCCATATCTTCTGGCCTGTTCTCCGGCTTATAAGTCAATGTCACCCAGTAGTCATTCTCCTGAAAGTTCAGCTTCATCTTTCTCCAGCACTGCCGTTCTTTATTCCACTGATTCACTTTCCTGATCTGCTCTGGTGTGGCTTTCTTCTTTTTCATTCTCGGCATTCCCGGAGCACCATATCTCCCATTGTGATACTCCATCACTTCTCTGATGTCTCCCAGGTCATAACTCTTTCGTTTATACATCCTGTTTTGCTCCTAAGTTTAATATTCTTATCAAGTGAAAAACTGGAGCTTTTTGCTCTCATTTTCTTTGACATTTTGCCAATACAGGTGTACAATATAAATGAGTTTTTATTTTGTTTGTATTGGCAAAATATCCGGTGCATCTGTTTGCGGCAGGTGCACTACTTTTTTATACTTTTTTCTATGTATCGGCAACAGAACTCAATCACCAAAATAATGAGTATCATTCCTATCCACAATGTTCCCGCTTCTATCATCATCACTGTGCATACTGCTGCTGCCGCTTCCAGAATCCGCAACAGTTCCAAAGTGTACCGAATCTTTCTTCTCTCCCTGAAGCTCATACAATGATGTACTCTCCTCCGATTTCTTCTGCTACCTGTTTCGCCTCTTCGTATGTTCCATATTCGCTCCGTATTCTGCCGGACTGCCAACGAATGATCCATATCTGTTTCCTCTCCTTCTCTTCATTCAAATCCAAGTTCTTTGATCCTCTCCTCTATCAGATTTAATTCTGCAGTTACTTCTTCATTTTCCTGAAGCTGCCTCAGTTCATCCCTCCTGCTGACAAGTGCTCCGTATTCCAGAACTTGCCCTGCTGTCATGTTCAAGATCCTTTGGTCCATCTGTTTCTCCTTTGATTTTTACTGATTTTCTATTTTGATACTCCAACTCCCTGCAATAATTATTTAAACAGGCAATCGCATGCTGCTTCTGCTGTTCTGCATACCCGTTCACTTTTTCAGTTGCTCCCAGGAGCCTGATGAATTGATCAACTCTTTGTATGGTTAATCTCTTATTTCCCATCGTTTAACCTCCTGATAACTTCCTCCCGGCTCAGTCTGAAGAACTCAGCCACTTCGGAAATAGTAGCTTCATAGTGTTTCTTTACTGCCCCGGTCTTCCGCACGACTCCAAATGTCCAGATGTTGTGTCTCATACGGTATCGTACTTCGTTCACGGAACAACCGGTATTATCAAGCACACTATAACAAACTTATTTTTCATCTTTAAGGCGTAATAAAAGAGGTCTTGGCATAAAGGAATCTGACG